TAGCAAGTTCACTTATTAATGATCAGATCAAAGCATATCGAAACCAGACCGAGATCACACGCGCTGAAACAGCCGCAAAGAAAAATGAACAAGTGGCTGAGAAACGTCGTGTTGAGGAAAAACAGATTCGTTCCTTGCGCCGCAGCTATAGACCACAAGGCTTTCTTGGCGGTGCCACAACAGATCAAGCTGACATGAATCCCAAATTAGGCGGTTAATGAATGGATACAACTCAAGGGATGCCAGTTGTCGCTATGCCTGGTAACTCCATGCTGGAAATATTGCGCAAGAGATATAATGCCGCAAAGTATGTCGCTGATCTCTGGATCCCGATTATGCAAGCGTGCTTCTTCTATGCCGTGCCATTCCGTAACCGCTACTATCTGCCAGGCAAAGAGTTTCAAGGCACGACGCAGAACACAAGAGTCTATGACACGACAGCCGTAGAAGGTGTGACAACATTCGTTTCGAAATTGCATGACACGATGACGCCCCCGCAAGTTCAATGGGGTTTTCTTCAAGTTGATAGTTCAATGGTTGATGATCCATCGGATGCTGATAATCTGGCGCTCCTCGAAGATGCGCAGATGATTCTGAATGCTTATATGCGCAGGTTGTTTACTTACATTCATGCATCTAACTTTGATGTCGTCATCAATGAATGTTATTACGATCTTTCGATTGGTACGTCCGCGCTTGTAATCAATCAGCACACTGATGAACAACCATTCCTATGTACCAGTATCCCAATGGATAAGCTTGCCATTGAAGAAGCAGTAAATGGTAACATTGAATCATGGTATCGCACTTGGCAGAATTTAAAGATCGTGGAACTTCATACGCGATGGCCTGGAATTATCATATCGCCTGGACTGCAAATGCTTGTAGCGAGCGATCCTGATGCCGTAGTGAGGAATGTTTATGAAGGCGTTGCTTATTTCTGTAATCAGCCCAAGAAATATTGTTATGCGGTTTGGGCAGACAATGATTTGCTCTATTGTCAATGGCTTGATTCACCACCTGGCATAGTATGGCGTTGGAAGAAATGCAATAATGAAACATGGGGTCGCGGTCCTGTTATGGAAGCGCTACCATCCATTATTAGTTTGAATGAAATGGCGCGTGTTGAGTTGGCATCAGCTAACTTAAATACCTTTAGACCTTATATGGGGTTCTCAGATGCCGTATTCAATCCTCATACTTTTCGTCTGCAGCCTTTCACTATTATCCCTATTGCTCCTATTGGGTCAAATGGTCAGGTTCCTCTTATTCCTTTACCGAACAGCGCTGATCCTAATTTCGCACAGATGACAGTAGCTGATCTTCGCATGCAGATCTTAAAGTTACTTTTTGCCGAGCAGCCACAAGATTCTCGCAGTGTGCAGCCTCAGACAGCATACGAATTGTCTGTCAAACAACAAACCTTGGCTGAAAAGATCGGTCCGTTGTTTTCTCGTATGCAACAAGAGTTTCTATGGCCTGTCATCAAGCGCTTTGCCTATATTCTTAATAGCATGGGTTTGTTGCCCTATCCTGAAGTTGGCGGCACACCAATTATCTTCAAATATAAATCACCTTTGGCATTAGCAAAAGGTCGTGCTGAAGTTGAGAAGTTCACCCAATTCGTTCAGTTACTGCAAGGGATCATGGGGCCAGATGCCGCACAGCTTTATATCAATCCTAAGACCACACCTTATATGTTGGCTGAATACTTACAAGTTGATGAACGCTTATTGAATAAACCTGAAGAAGTCGCCAAGATCATGCAGCAAGTTCAAAATGAACATAATGACATGAAATTAGCGCAATCTCAGGGTATGATGCCACAGCAACCAGAAAATCAACCTGTACAACAAGCAATAGGATAAGAATAACGAATGGAAGAAATGTTAGAAAATCCCATGTTACAACCCGAAAATTATTTAGAAGGTTACAACGAAAGCATCTCCAAACTTAGAAATCAACCCGAAGTAATTGCATTCGACAAATTTTGTTATGAAGTTTTCGAGGCAACTGAAGTCGGTAAAAAGTTTCTCGAATTTGCCAAGGAACGTTTCATCATCCATTCCCAAATCACAAGAGGGAATGCAGATTATCCAACCGATTGTATTTGGCAAGAAGGATTCAGGGATGCATATCGCATGATTATTCAAAGTGTCATGTCACATCAACAAAGAATAAAAGCAGGGGCATAATATGACTGAAGAAGCAACTCCACCAGTCACGCCACCTGAAGCGCCGACATGGTTTATTGATGAAGGTGTTCCTGGTGTCGGTGCAAGACCAGCATGGCTTAATGAAAAATTTAAGACAGTTGCTGATCTAGGAAAAAGCTATAGCGAATTGGAAAAGAAAGTCGGAACCGCGCCTGAGGATTATGATTTTAGCAAATCGAAATACATTGATCCTGATTATGTGCCATTCCAAGAATTAAAGCAGATCGCCAAAGATAAGCGTGTCCCGCAAGATGTGATGGATAAGATGCTTGAATCGTTCGATAAATACATGGATGAATTCAGCATCAATCCTGATGAGGAAATGCAAAAACTCGGTGAGAATGCCAAGGATAGAATCACAACGCTTGACAATTGGGCGAAAGCAAATCTATCGAAAGATTCCTATGAGGCATTAACATCCAATCTACGCAATGCTGACTCGATCAAGGCACTTGAAGAATTAAGAGGAAAAATGATGAGCAACACTCCACAGGTTCCAAATGGCAATGATGCTGGCGTCCATAACACAGCAACTCTGGATGATATCAAGTTGGAGCTATCGAACAATCTGGAAAAATACAAGAGCGATCCAAACTATCGTAAAGACTTACAAGCTCGTTTAGAAGTCGCTGCCAAAAATGCTCCAGGTTATATTGACAAGATTGGTGCTTAACCTGTTATAATTATTGACAGTACCAATTGACAATTGGACAACTTTAGTGCCTTGACCGCGAAAGCGAGAATCAAATGAGCATAAAGCCCAAAAAAGCAATGGTGAAATACTTTATTTCATTAACTTATTTGGAGCTTTAACTCATGTCTACCTCATTAACAGCCGTCCAACAGATTGAGTTTGATGCGCTCGTCAAGGCGCAGTACCAATCCCTTGGCTTTTTACTTCGTGATACTGTTCGCGTTCGTCGTGATGTCATCGGCGCATCCGTATCATTCCGTAAGGTCAACCAGATTCAGGCCGTCCCAACTGGCTACCTACAAGCAGTTGTGATTCAAGATCCTGGCTACAGCCAATATTCAGCTATCATGCAGAAATATACTGCACCGACAGCGGTTGATAGCGTTCAGGAATTAACAGTCAACTTCGATGCCAAGATGGAAAACGCCATGATTGTGGCGAATGCATTAGGCCGTCGCTCGGATCAGATCATCATCAATTCTCTGGCTGTCTCACCTGGTCAGACGATTGTAGATGGTGGTACGAATATGACATATGCGAAGTACACGAAAGCTATTCAGTTCTTCGATAACAACGCTGTGCCATTACCAGAACGCTTTGCCGCAATGTCAGCCAGCAATTTCCAGAGCTTGCTGCAGGCGCAAGAGTTCACTTCCACTTTCTATACACAGAATCGCGTGTTAGATAAAGGCTTCGTTCGTGATTATCTCGGTATCAACCTGATCATCATCCCGAACATGGCTGAAGGTGGATTACCATTTGCTTCACCGAATGTTCGTGAAACCTTCTTCTGGCATAAACAGTCAACAGGTATGGGTATTGGTCATGACTTCAGAACTGAAATTAACTACCTGCCAAGAGAAACTTCATGGTTAGTTAATGGCATATTCTCTGCTGGTGCTATCACGATTGATAATCTTGGTATCATCCAGATCAATTGCCTGGAATCATAATCTTAATTAATTATTGGAGTATTCAAACATGGCTTTCACAATTGCAAACTGGGGTTGTCAGCAACCTTCGTTAAATGCGGGACAAGAAACTGTTACGCCGTTTGGTGGCTCACCAACGGTTGAAAACACTTGTAACGTTTTCACTTACTCAAGTCCAAATGACACTGTTGCAACGATTGTTGCTGCTAATTATTTCCTTTCAATGTATCAAGACTTAAACGTCAATGACATTATCTGGGGTAATGGTACTGATGCTTCATTCGCTGTTCAGGTTACTGCGTCAAGCTCAACCTCAGTCACCGTAGCTTCAATGGGTCTAACGACATCAATCGGAACTGCCAACATTGTTGATGACGCTGTTACTTATGCGAAGTTACAAGATGCCGTTTCTGATAATGTGTTGCTCGGTAATCCAGGCGGCGGTGCAGGCGCTGAATATGTCGAAGTTCCACTCGGCAATGGCTTGTCTTTCGTTTCTAGCGCATTGGCCATACCAAATACCAACTTGATCTACACGACTGTTGCAATTACAGCCGCGCAGTTCAACGGTATGTATGCGGCACCGAAACTGTTAGTTGCAGCTCCTGGCGCGAATAAATTACTGGTCCTTGAACATATGGACTTGTTGATGACATTCGTTAGCGCAGATTATGCAAACGGTGGCGTGGTAGCAGCTCAATATGATTCAACGGTGCATGGTGCAGGTGTGATCGCCTCATCGACATGGGCCGCTGCATCATTCTTTGTTGGAGTCAGCACTGGCTGGTTATTCAGCGGTGCAAACTCAGTAGCGCAGACGTTCTCTACCTGCGTCAATAAAGGTCTGTATCTGTCTAACGTTACGGGCGCATTTGATACTGGTGACAGTACATTTGTGGCTCATGTGTGGTATCGCATTATACCAACCGTTTAAAGATAGAGGAATGACCGAGTGGCATATACGAAAACCAGTATTATTTCGTTGGCAGTTATGCTGCTTGGTCATGCTCCAATTCAAACATTGGATAACGCTGATGACCTGGTAACAGCGGCTGAGCAAGCATTTGATATTTTGCTCCCGAGCGTGTTGGGTACAGGAAACTGGCGTTTTTCAATGAAGATTGTTCAGTTGGTGGCATCAACTGAAGTTCCACCCCCGCAAACGGGATGGCAGAACATCTATCTTTTGCCTGCTGGATATCTAAAAAATATTCGTATCATCCCACAGAATTATCTTTATGAGATTTATTCCAATAGTCAGATTTGGTGTAACTGGGGAACCTTAACGCCAGTTTATATGGAATATGCTTATCAGCCTGAGATCGCGCAATTACCAGCAACTTTTGTGAATTACTTTATTTATGAAATTGCATGTTTCCTTGGATTATCGAGCGCGCAGAAACCAGATTATTTTAGCGTACTGACTGCAGCTAAAAATACGCAATGGGCAATTGCTGCAGCTGCTGATTCCCAAAATCGCCCGCAATACTTCGAATGGGAAATCCCGATGCTCGTCAATCGCAATATCTCTGGTATTATTGGTCCTCAGATAGGTTAAGTGAGAATATGAGATGGCATATGAATTATGGTCCCAAGATGTATTCTCGAAAGGAGAATTATCGCCATTCATGTATGCCAGGGCTACTGTTAATGAATATGGGAATGGCCTTAAAATCGCTCAAAATGTCCTTACCTATCCAACAGGTGCAGCAGGCAAAAGATTCGGTACACTCTATCAGGCAACACTAAATGCCGCTTTGACAGATTTTGAGAACCTCTATTTCCAGACTTTTCAGTATGTGAATGAATGCGTCTACCAACTTGTGTTTCGTCCTCTTGCGATTGATATCTACCTCGAAGGGATATTAGTCGCAACCGTGACGACGACCTTGGATGGTGTCAGTGTTTATAATCTTTCATCGACAGTCCTAGAACGTGCATTTCGCGTTGCAGGTCAAGGATTCAAACCTTATGATCTCACACGATCTCCTAATGCCGCTTTGACGACTTCAACAATTAATAGCCAATATATTTTAAATATTACGACAGCATCATTTACGCAAGGCATCGTCTACCCAGTCAGATTCGTTAATACTGGCTCATTGCCTGTTACAGTTCCACAAATAAAAGAAGGCGTTACTTATTTTATTATGACGAGATCAAACGCTTCGTTTTCGCTTTATAGCACAGCGTATGATGCAAAATTCAATATCAATCCTTATACATTTTCATTAGCAGCAGTTGGCGCAAATAATCTTTTCGTGCAAAACACCTGGACATGGGCGCACAGCTTTTTCAAGAACCTACCCGTTTATGATTTCAATGGCGCAACTACTTCATATGATGCGATCACGTTTACGCCTAGCGCGACTACTGGCGCCGCTGTCACCATCACATTAAGCGCACCTTATGCGCCATTAACTTCAGCTGTCTACGTAGGCGGCGCATTTTTTGGCGCCTGGTGGATCGGACGTATCACGGCTGTTGCTGATACCAGTCACTTCACCGTCGCAGTACAAACGCCATTTGATGGCACTGGCGCGATACAGGGAAGTCTATGTTTTCTGGCAGAACCTGCATGGAGTGATGCGCGTGGTTGGCCAATCATTTGCTCTAGTTATCAGAATAGGGCTTTATTTGCGAATACTGACAGTTTGCCGAATGGTTTTTGGGCAAGTGTCATTAATGATTATACAGATTTTGGAGACTTAACAACGGATGATGATGATGCGATTGCGTGGTTTCCTTCTTCTAACGATGTCAATTACATCCGATTTATTGTGCCTTATCGTTCTATCACTGTGCATACTAATACAGGAATTTATTCGAGTCCTTTATCAGATGTTGTTGCAATTACACCAAGCAATTTTACGTTGCAACTTCAAGATTCGACACCTGCTGATGTTCTACAGCCACAAGCTATAGATAATCAGATTCTAGTTTTGTCAGGCAATGACGCGCATCAGATGCTGTGGGATGGTATAAACAATGCCTATACATCCGATATCGTTTCGATCATCAATGAGCAGACAATTCGTGATCCATTGGATGAAACGCCTTATGCTGATTTAAGACGCGCGGGAAGCAGATATATATTCGTTATTAATGCAAGTGGCAGCATGGCTATCTTCCAGACGCTGATCTCGCAGAATGTGAGTGGATTTACACCAGCCGTCATGGAGCAAAGTTATGGTTATGCAAAATTCCGACAGGTAGCGAGTAGCGCCGATGGTCGCGCATGGTTTGCTAGTGAAAGACAGATTGCCGCAAATCAGGCACCTATTGCTATCACAGGTTTCACTGCGGCAACACCAACTGTGAATTCCTATTTGACTGCTGTTGCGAGTAACTTCAGCACCACTGTTCCAACAGCCATTACTTTCACAACAACGGGAAGTTTACCAGCGAGTACGCCAACTTTGGCCGTTCAAACGTACTACTGGGCTATAGGCAAGGATGCCGATCATTTCTATGTATATCTGGACCAAGCTGATGCATTAGCAGATGTGAATGCTGTTGCATTTACTAGTGCTGGCGTAAACAGTAATGTGGTGTCATGGACATTATCAACAATTTTTACGCTTGAAGAACTCACACAGGATACTTTCCTTGACTGCGCGGTTTATTATAAAGGGGCACCAGCATCCACCATTACCACAGGCGCATTATTCAATGCCCAAGATGTCAAAATGGTTGGAGATGGATTTGGCTTTGATGCTATTGGAGTCAATAATCAAGTCCTGTTCGAAACGCACGGTATCGTCACGCAAGTAAGTGAGGCATATATCGGATTCCCAATCAATCTGATCATGCAGCCGATGCCTCTGACTTGTGCAAATGGACCTTCAGCAAAGAACACTACGCTTACCAAGCCAAAACATATTCGTTCTGTCCGTTTCATGTTCAACAATACGATTGGTGGTACAATCAACGGAGTACCGATAGCACTTGAGCCGTTTGATATGGCACACATTGGTGAGCCGCCATTTTCAGCGCGCGGCATCTTTGAGATCATGCCAATGAAAGGATGGGATGATTTTAACAATCCGCTTTACACGATTGAGCATAGCGACCCGTTCGATATTCAATTACTCGGTGTATTCTATTCGGTAGACATATAAGGAGAATAATATGCCGATACCAGTTGCGATGTTACTTGCGATGCAGGCATCAGGAATGATCGTGGATTACATGGGTACAAATAATCAAAGTAAATTTGCCGATATGGGTGCGAAAGTGCAGCAAGCGGGCATTGAAGCCAATATTGAACAAACCAGACTTGAGACTGAAGATGCTAGTTTACAAGCCATGAAAACACTAAGAGCTAATTTAGGTTCTCAGATTGCTACTTTTGCTGCGCGTGGAACCAGTACTGCTGGTGGTAGTGCAGTTGGCATTCTGAATGAATCTGTAGAGAACTTTAACGCTGATGAGCGCATTAGACGCATGAATTTACTTAGCAAACAAAATGAATTGAAAGCCAATAAAACTATTTCAATCTTGCAGCAGAAAGGCGAGAAATCTAAACTCTGGCAAGGTTTTGCTTCTCGAACAATTAATCGCTTCCCGACCTCTGTTGAAGGATGGTCTAAAGGGTTGTCGAGTTTTGGTCTAACTTCAAAGGAATAAAGGAATGGCTGATTTAGATTTCAAACATAATGTTCAGCAAATTCCCGCGACTCCATTACCTGAAGCCACGAAGCGTACTGTTGGCACGGAAATCGGGCGTACACCTGATATTCAAGGTGCAACAAGCGCATATGCAGCGAATACGAATTGGATGTCAGAACTTGGCGCCACAGTTGCGGCTAAATCATCAAATGCGTTCGCCGCGCGAATTGGAAGTGAATTAGGCAAAAATCCTCAAGGTGAGATTGGTCCTTCTTTTACTGAGTTCGACAAAGCTCTTGAGCAAAGCTATAAAGCCCAAGCTGGCTCTACATTAGGTTTGCAGGCTCAAACCCTTATCAGCAAGACTAATCTTGAATTAGCCGCTATGCCGCGCTTGGATGCAGGTACGATTGCCAAGTCACAACAGAAAGTCGTTCAAGGCTTAAGTAAAATATTCTCATTTGCGCCTGATTCAATCCGGCCTGAACTAGAGCATCAATATGGTTCTGTCATGATTGCTCAAAATGAGCATTTAACAAATCGCATGATAGTCGAACAGCGTGAAGATAGACGTAATAATTTTGAACTTTCTACAAAGGTTGCAAATCAAAATGCTTATTCACTTGGATTGACAGGTGTTGATCTTGATAAGAATGGCGACTCCAAACCAGGTCTTTCTATTATCAAGACTGTTGAGCAACAAGCCGCTGCAGCACTTGATATGCGCGATATTACACCTGAGACAAAGAAAGTTGCTATTGATTCTGCAAGACAGTCCTATCTATCTGGTAAGACAATTCGGATTGGATTACAAAAACAAAAAGAAGGTAAGTTAGGCGAATTTGAAAAAGATCTGGCTGATAATCCTGAGAAATATGGGATAGGACCAGATGATCATAATACTGTCATGAATAACTTCATGGCTTATATGAATAATCAGAAAGCCCTTCGTGCTGAAGATGAAAGTTTGAAATCTCAGGAAATGCATAATCGCATTGCCACAGATCCCACTAGCATCACGGGTGCTGAATGGACTGCATTTGAAAATAGTGTTTCGCCACTCAAAGCTTCACAAATGCAATTCAATCTTATACAGGCATTGAAATCCAAAAATGATGAAGGAATGAATGTTGCGAATCTTCTTCAACATTATGGTGATGCGGTTGCTCAAGCTAATGCAAGTCCAAAAGTTCAAAATGCCGCATTCAATAAGAATGTTGAAAATACGATGCAAAAGAATCCCATGATCACTCGGGATCAAGCTGAAGTACAAGTTGGCATGAGCGCTGGTGCTGAAGTCCCAGTATTGACAAAATCTCTTAAGAATAAACTTTGGAGTGGCGATCCAGTTCAAATGGATTCAGCTGCTCGGCAAATTAATGAATTCAAAGAACTGAAAGCAGGTCATGCATTATCAGGATTGAATGATCAGGATTTAGGTTTATACGCACAATATGAAGCATTAAGAAATCCAGCAGATCCCACAATTGGTGCAAAGCTTGCAATTGATAATTCACAGAATCAAGATCCTGGCGTCAAAAAAGTCATCGACACTAAATGGCAAAACATTGTCGACAATAATACACGTCTTGCAAAAGTTGATGTTGATGATTGGATTCTAACAAAGTTTGGTTTTTCTACTCAAAATAAAACTACTGGATTCTTTGGGCGAAAACAATTTGATAGTCCATTCATGAGTACTGTCTACGCATCAGACATCATGAATAAATATAAAGCTTTCTTCAATAGCACGCGCGGCAATGAGAATCTTGCTACACAGATGACTCAAGAATATGTTGATGCGAATTATGGGCAAACTGAAGTAAATGGTTCAAAGCAATGGACGTTACATCCTATTGAAAAAACGATTGGATTCCAAGGTAGCGATGGCATACCAGCTATCCATAAAGACATCTTGCGCCAAATGACTGAACCGATGGCAAAATTGAAAGAAGCATATGACAAGAAAGAATCTAACGAATATTGGTCTATTGAAGCACCATCCAATAAAAATAAACCGATGAAATTAGTGCAGCATCGTCGTTCTGAAGTCGGCACAACAACCAAAGAATACGATATGCTTTTGATCGGCAGCAACTTTGATTCATGGGATGTGAATGTGCAAACAGATCATGGTCCACAGAATTTATTCTTGAATGCGCCGATGCTTGGTGTGATGACATATACACCTGATCGTGATTGGATCAAAGATGAATACATGGGTAAATCCCACACATTCCCAAATGAGAAATATAGCGGCATGCTGGAACAAATGATGAATGTGAAATTAGGGGAATAGCATGGACACGAATGAAGTTGATTCTCCAAATACTGATGTGCCTGAATTCACGAAAAACATTCGCAGTGTGACTGTGCCAATGGATGTGAATTTTAGCCCAACGAATCACTTCACTGCACAAGTGCCAATTCAATCAAATGGAGAATACAAAGACCCTAATTTTTTTGAGCCAGTAAAAGAAGAAGTTGGATCGGTAGACACTGCGATTGCACAATTTAAGCATGTGAATGATACATGGCATTATCTGCATGCTGGTTACACGCAAACGCAAAAACCTTGGTTTGAGCCTAGTGATCCTAATTTCAATCCATTATCTTTTGAAGATAAATTCACAAATGTTCGTCCTGAATATTATCAATATTTATTAGATGCCGATAATGAACAGGATATGAATTTTCGTTTGAATCGAATTTATACCGAACAACAGAATCATGACAATATCGAAAATGGCACATGGCTAGGCTATTTGACTGGGGGTGGCGCCGGATTAGTAACAGATCTTACAAATTATATTCCCATTGTAGGATGGATGAAATATGCCAAATATTCACAGACATTCTTAAAGAGTGCAGTTCGCGCATTACCAGGCGCGGCGGCATATGGCGTAGCATCAAGTGTTGGAGAAGCTGTTGATAGTATCAATGGTAATTTCCAAGATACCGTTATTGATGCTATGACTAAAACTGCATTTGCTGCTTCAATGTTCGGTGGTTTTGCTACCGTTGGATTGACAATGGATAAGATGGCCTTGTGGGAAGCGCGTGGTTGGATGAATGATTATATTAAAGGCGTTGGCGTTAAACTAAAGGTCGACAAAGAAGATAAGATCATTGGTTATCAAGCGTATGACATGACAGATGGCGCGTTGAGTGCGGATAAAGTTAAACTTGCTCAAGATAAACTCGATTCAACATTTTCAAAAACTGGTATTTTCAAAGTTCCTTATGTTGGTGAAGCAGCTACAAAGTTTCTTGGCAATAGATATTTTGGTTCAACAATTATTTCAATGTTAAACTCACCTTATCCAACACTCAGAACAATTGGTGATCTTGCTGCTGATCATGGCATTATTACTGAAGGTGTCGAAGCAGGTAAACCTAATCCCAAAAAATTCTTCACATTGATGAAACAAACGCATGCTACGATACGCGCGCAAGAAGCTCAATTGAATGCAATGCATTTAGAACGTAATGGATTTGATCTCTCGAACTATGTCGCACAAGGTGCCGTGAAAGCTGGATTATATACTCGGGATAAAGTATCTGAATTGCTTTCCAAAGATTTAGGTAATCGTGAATATATAAGTCGCGCACAATTTCTCGGTGAAATTGAAAATGTTCTTTACACTAAAACTCCACATGCGAATGGTGCTGTTAATGAAGCTGCAGGGATGTTTCGAAAAGCAATGGATAAATCATACGCTGATTGGCGCAAAGCTTATAATCTTCCTGAAGATTGGATGCCGCCAAGAACTGCTGAAGGTTATTTGATGCGCGTTTATGATACAGCGTATCTCAATCAAAATGAGAATCAATGGACTCAAGTTATCTCTGATTATTTAAGAGATGCAGATGAGGCTATTATTTTACGATCAGAGCCAATCAATACTTTAGAAAGCCAGATAAAAGATTTTGAAGTTATGCATACTGATGCTGTTAGAGAGCTGGCAGCTAGTGAAGCATTAGAACAAAACTTTAATCCAGGCACAGATATTGTTCCTGTCAGAAATGAAGTTGGTCCTGGCATAAAAACATATACAAGCGAAAAAGTTCAGAAAGCACTTGGCAATGAACAAAAATTAATTGCGTCTACTTCTGAGATAGGTGGCTCAAAAGAAACGATGACTCTGCGCGAAATGAAAGCCAGATTAAAAGCCATGAAAGAAGATTTGCAAAATGAATTGAGATCGAATCCAGAATTTCAATTGCATGTTGATGACTGGAATGCACTTTCAGCCAATGAAGCAGCTGAACTTAAGGGAATCTTAAAACCAATAGAAAATTTAAAGAAGTCTGTTCAGGAACAATCTGAAAAGATCAGTCAACTCAAAGCTGAAAAGAGCAAACAGCTTTCAGCGGCTAAGTTGAGCAAAACCGCTGAGAAAGCCAAACCTAAAGCCAAAGAATTTGTACAAAGCGAAGATCAACTTATTGTGGAAGAAAAAAAGTTAAATGAGTTGAAATATCAATTATCTGAAGCGGAAATTGATTTGAATATGCGCGCACGCAAAGGTCAGATCAATCGTAGATTTTTCACTGACAAAAAGAATGTAATAGAATTCAAGAATCCGAATGATAGATTAAAGTTCCGTGATACCTACCATCAGCAAAAAGGTTTTCGTGTTGAAGAAGATGAAGCGCATGCACTTCGAGAGGAACACGCGCAGGCATATTACAACACGATCATGAACCAAACCGCTGAAGATACAATCAATCAGATCATGGGTAAGTACACAGGTAATTCAGCTGAAAACCACATCATGAATCGTACACTTATGATTCCAGATGAGATCCTATACAAAGCTGGCTTCATGACAAAAGATCTAATGGCAAAAGTAGCTAACTATCAATCATGGCTCGCACGACGCACTCATCTCAAAAATGTTTATAATGATGTGACCATTGATGGCGGTTTCGAAGCATTGGTCGAAAAACTGGATGAAGAATTTCAAAGTGCTCGATCAGTTCTAAATGATGCAAAAGCCAAGATCGAAAAAGAACTTGAAAGCGAAACATTGTCAACCAAAGAGCGCAAACAGTTGACTAAGAAGAAAGATAAGGTTGATAAAGAATTAGCGAAAGAATTCAAGCGTCAGGAAAAAGCAAAGTACACCGCGAATTTCGCCTATGAAAAGATGGCGGGAATTTCAAGATTATCCAGTAAAGCAAGATCATGGTCATCAGCGATTCGGTCAGGAACAGTTGCCATGAATCTTGGCTTCTTACCTGCTTCCATGATCACTGACTTATCAGCGAATGGTTTGCAGCATGGAGTAATGGGATTGCTGCGTGATGGCATTTATCCGATGATTGTGAGTTTAGGTGGCATTCTAAAAACTGCAACAGGTGAAACTTATCGAAAATCAGCAGCTGCGGCCAATCTTGGATTTCAACATATCGGATCTGCAAATGCCGAAAAGAATATTGGGATGCAGACTAATCCCTATCTCAATATGGGTAAGATACCTGGCGCATTGAATTCATTGGCTCATTTCGCATCAAACATGAGCTTTGCAAACTTAATAGATAATCATTTGCAGCGTACCACGGCAAGCGTCATCCAGGCGGCTATCATGCGCGTCATGCATGATTTCAAAGCTGGCAAAGCATCCAAAAGCGACATTGTATGGGCCAACAAATATGGATTAGATCCGAATGTTTGGGCTGATCGCATGATCAATGCCTATAAACAGAATGGTGGCGGCAAAACTTTAGTCGGTGGCTATCAAAGCAATTACTGGCTCTGGCAAGATCTGGGCGCATCCAATGCGTTTAGTGACGCGATCTTCCGAGGGGTATATGACACCGTCCTCAATGCTAATGTCCTCGATACGCCTATCTGGATGGATTCTAATGGGCCGATTGCTATCATGGGTCCAATCATCAAAGGCTTCCACGGTTGGGCATTTGGATCATTGAATCGCTATCTCATTCCTTCTATGCAGAAACCTGATGCCCAAAAACTGATGGGCGTCCTAGGCATGCTTGCAGCTGGCGCCATGGTCAGCCCTACTCGGCGCATGTCGCGCGGCGAGGATCCCTATCCTAAAGATATGACAATGGAGCATTGGGCCTATGAAGTCATGTCAGATTCGGGTTATATGAGCTATTTCACGTCGATTTTAAATGATGCAAATTTAATATCTGGTGGTACGCTATTAAGAGATCTAAAAAACGACAAATACCGTGATCGGTCCCGAGCTGGATTATTGGGGCCTGCGTTTGGCGATGTGAATAGCATGCTTGATTTTTTCAGTGCTTTATCAAGCAATGAGATGAACGAATACGATGCATTGAAGATGGCGCGCATGACACCACCAATGAATTCAATATGGACATATGGCATGAGTAGTGCAGTGATTAAAGCTTTTGGATGGCCTAAAACGCGCGAAATCGCACATAGACAAAAAGGACACTAATTATGTCACAGGTTGTGATTGGCGATATCTTACCTTACACGCAGGCGACGGCGATTCTAAACCAAACCGTCTACGGAACCAATTGGACGGCCAACGTCGCCTCTGATGTTGTGGTCTATTCGCGCATTGCAGGCTCAATACCGAATGATGTCCTTGATGTCCTTGCTTACCCTGCTGACTACTCTGTGGCATTCATAGGCGCTTTACAGCAAGTCCAGGTGACATTAGTAAATCCATCTCTTGCTGGCGATATTGTGACGATCACGCGACAAACGCCTGCTGATCGCCTCAACCTATATAACAATTCAAATTTCGTGCCGAGCATGTTGAACAATGATTTCGGCATCTTGACGTTAGTGGACCAGCAAGCGCAATTGGTCGATCAAAAGATTGGACCACGATATAATTATTCCGCTGTGATTGTCGATGTCGTCGATACGATTCTGCCAATTCTGGGTCCTGGTCAAGTATGGATGAAAGATCAAGGTGATGATGCTATTGTCGCGGTTGATCTGGTGACAGGTGGCGGTGGCAATATCAGTTCATGGGAAACGATTACAACTGTTTCAGTAAATGCTGCTGGTGGCAACGGCTTTGTCACAGATCGTCCAGCCACACCCGTACAGGTATTGTTGCCAGCAATCTTCAATGTTGGTGACGAAGTCGGTGTGATGGGGTTGGGTGCTGGTGGATGGTCTTTGGTTGCCAACTCAGGACAAACGATTAAATTTGGGTCACAATCTTCGAGTGTGGCTGGTTCCATAAATTCAGATATTACTAACGCCAATATCTTCGTCAGAGGATTGGTTGCTAACACTACATGGTCAGTGGAATTAGTTAATTCCAACCCAACTATAGTCTAAAGGAGATAATTCATGGCTACGAATAATCAAACGAATGAACAAGGTCCATTAAATGATGGTCAGATTTATATTGGCGCCACATCAGGTCATCCTATTGCTGAAAATATCACAGCCGGTACTGGTATTAACATCACAAATGCCGCGAATAGCATTACGATTGCTGCAACTGGCGGCGGCGTAACATGGTCAACAGTCACAGCCGCAACATTGGCTGCAGCGATCAATAATGGTTATGTGCTTAACCACGCAGCAACACCATGCGTAGTGACATTACCAGCAACCGCAGCCGTTGGCAGTAAAGTCGTATTAAAAGGATTGGCAGGTAGTGGTGGCTGGACAGCAACAGCAAATACCGGACAAACCATCCAATTCGGTAATACTTCATCAAGCTCAGCTGGATCATTCTCATCAACTAATGCAGGCGATAGTTGCGAGCTGACCTGTATTGTCGCTAATACGACATGGGAACTCTCCAACGCTGTTTCTGCTGGTTTAACGGTTGTTTAAGGAATAAGGCATGGCAACTCAAAATATGATTGAAAGGGCGTATTCAACTACGCCCACGGCAACGACCATTTCAAGTTGGGATGCCAATAAAAATCTTTCCGCAAATAATCACTTGAATGGATATGCCACAACTGCAACTGCTGCTGCGACCACTACACTCGATGTGACAAGTGCATGGCAGCAATTTTTCACAGGCACCACAACACAAACAGTTGTGTTACCTGTTGCCTCTACTTTGGTTCTTGGTCAATCGTTTTATATTGTGAATAATTCAACTGGCGTTGTCACAGTTCAATCATCTGGTACTAACACTGTTCAGGCAATGGCGGCAAGTACAACATTACTTGTGACATGCATTAAAGTGTCTGGCACCGATGCAACATCCTGGTCTGTTGAGTATGTTGGTGCGGTATCAGGTGGTACTGTTAATGCGGGTACAACAGGTCAAATAGCCTATTATGCTGGCAATGGTTCAGTCGTTTCTGGAGAAAATACGATTGCGGCAACCAATCTTCCTACTGGAACACAGTTCAATACACAGCAAGGTCAATTCACGACAACAGCTAGTTCATCAAGTGCGTCTTTTGTGGATACTGGTATTACAGTTAATATTACACCAACAAGTGCATCAAATACCGTATTAGTGCGAGCAGTCGTGCAATGTGGCAATGATGCTGCCGCAACAATGGCACTTCAATTAGTGCGTGGAAGCACACCGATTGGAGTTGGCACATCTGTTGGGTCGCGCGATGCAGTTGGCTCATCGCCATATCAATCGAATCCTACAGTGAGTATGTCTTGTGTCACTATGGAATGGCTTGACACACCAGCCACAACATCTTTAACCACATATAAAGTTCAATATGAAAGAGAAGGTGGAAGTGGAAGTGTCTATATCAACCGTACTGCTACAGATACGAATAGTGCTGGATTCCCACGCACAGCATCGACTATTACGGTTTGTGAAGTTAAAGTTTAATATGATAAACTCTAAACCCGTTAAAATATTTAATCAGTAAGGATTTTTAATATGACGCAAGAAGAATTCAACAAATTACAAAATGAAAACAATCAACTGAAAGTGCAATTACAATCTCTCGCCAGCTCCTTTCACTATCGTTCGACTGAAATTGAATCGTTCAAAGAAATTCTAGCCGAATCCGTTCAAAATTCTGTTGATTTGAGAACCAGAGTGAAAACATTAACGAAAGCCAATCAGGATTTAAATGTGCAGGTTGAGGCTTTAAGGAAGTCAAATGCGACACTGAATGAGCAGCGCGATGTTGATGTAAAACGCATGACAGAGTTAGATACTCTTGTCGCTGAGTTACAAAAACCAGCAACACGAGAAGCCGCTTAAACTAAAAGGAAATTTTTATGCCATTAATTCACAGTAAAAGCAAAGAAGCATTCAGCAAGAACGTTGCGGAATTGATGCATAATGATTATCCGCAAAAACAGGCTGTTGCGATTGCTTACTCAGTAAAGCGCCATGTTACTGGTGACGATAAAGATGAAAATAAGATTGAGCGTGAAGCGCATGAAAAATTTAAGTATGGTCAATAAGGATTTCATATTTATATTCGAATCCCTAACATTGATCCTTACCCGCATCAAGCACGCATGTTCAAAGCGATGGTGGATGACAAGAATGTTTGCGCGGTCATTCACCGTCGAGCCGGAAAAGATATCTTTTCTTTACAAGCTTGGCTGCTTCGCGGACTGCGTCGGGTCGGCACACACGTCTATCTCTTTCCGCTTCACAAACAAGCCCGATCAGTAATTTGGCAAGGATTAGATTTCGATGGTAAACCGTTCATGGATGCGATTCCCGACTGCCTGGTTTCAAAGAAAAATGAAGCTCGGATGGAAATTGATTTGTTCAACGGCTCGAAGTTGGTACTGGCTGGCAGTAATAATTATGATGGTCTTATGGGTTCTAATCCTGTTACCATTATTTATTCCGAGTTTTCACTCCACAACCCACTTGCACGTCAGTACCTCAATCCCATCATAGTCCAGAACAAAGGCAAAGAGATTCTTCAATACACGCCGCGAGGAATGAATCATGGCTACGAAGTCTACCAGCAAGTCAAAGACCTGCCGGACTACCATGTCGAACATCTTACTGTCGATCAAACATTTAAACATGATGGTGTCACACCTATTATCTCAAAAGCCGATATCCAGCGCGCACGCGATCTCGGCATGTCAGATGAACTCATCCGACAGGAATTTTTTGTTGATTTCGAAGTTGGAAACCTTGGGGCTTATTATACCCGCGAAATTGGCGATATGGAGCGCGAAGGACGGATTACCCTAGTGAAGCCAGATCCAAGGCTCAAACTCCATTCTATATGGGATTTAGGGGGTACAGATGCAACTGCCGGATTACTATTTCAAGTTACTGGAAAATACATCCATGTCCTATACCTCTTGCATGATACAGGCAAAGGGTTCCGTCATTACCTCGATGAGGCTGAGCGCGTTAGACAAAGTATGGGGCTGGAATGGGGCAACCATTATGGCCCGCATGACATTGATCAAAAGCACCAGGGATTCGAGAGTTGTGAATCCAGATTAACGATGGCGCGCAAATATGGATGGCACTTTCTCATGGTGCCAAAAGTTTCTTTCGAAGATGGTATAGAAGCTGTTCGCTATATGTTCCCACGCTTAAGAATAGATAAACTTAACTGTGCTTTCGCACTGCGCGCATTACGCGAATACCAACGCGAATACGATGAAGTCAAAGCACGTTTCGCACCAAAACCACTCGACAATTGGGCGGTACACATCGCCGATGCGTTTAGGTATTTGGGGGTGCAGTACAAGCGGCTTTACGACATGCCTGCAGCGCCTCACGACTACCAGACCGACTTCTAATTCGCACCAATTGCACCTGCCTTTACACAATTGCACCAGGTAACAACTCGGTAACAAACACCCCGAATTCGACACCTTTAACTTGACAGACAAAAGCCGTCAGCAGACATACCATTGTCAACCAGAAAGCGGAAGATGGTCAACTGCGCGCTAAAATATCCTTGATAAACAATGCTTTGCGTCTTATCCTTCGACTGGTGACATAGCTCAGAGAGTTGTGCAGTACCGGAATCAAAAGTGACCCCCCTGCCCCCCGATGATACCCCCTCGAAAATCTGAAAAATCCACGGCAAAATCAAAAAATTTCGTCCAATGTATATATAGTCCGTGCCTGTTTCCCCCTGCAAAAATAGTGTAAAAAGGTATTGACAGTATCCGCTATCGGGTATAGTGTGTATCCGTTAACATGAATAAGAGGGGACTAATAACATGACAGAGAAAGACTTTCGAGATGTACTGCAAGCCAAGTTTAAGATCGCCGTTTATAACGTAAAGCATTTTACAGAGCATGACGGGCTCAATGGAACGGGTACGGCTAGATATTGGGAAGGTTACAAGCAAGCGTTATTGGAAGTAATGGGTGCTGATGTAATGAAAAGTTTGGATAAATAGGTTGATAAGTCGCTGGCTTTCATTGTAGAGCCAGCATTTGATTAACTTAACGAGGGGACTAATACTATGCAAGCACACAATGAAAGTAACGAGTTAAAGCGTCAACGATGTATAGCGGTAGCGGAAACGATCCGGCATCAAATAGGGATGCAAACGTTAATGGCATGCGGCGCCAGGGAATACCGGTGCGGTTGGAGTAGTGAAGATTACCCGCATTTGACTATGCGAGTTGGTGATGGGAAGCGCGGATTATGGGTGCGAGTTACGTTGATGCCGAGCGACACTTATACGGTAGAGTTATTTAAGATGATGAGAGTGCAGCATGTTCTAAAGCAAATAGAAGAATTCGAGGACGTATATTGCGATATGCTGAGTAACATTATTTATCGGATGGTAAATAAATGAGTACCTTTCTAATTAAATTCACCCTGGCGATGGTGCTAACTGTCGCCGCCTGGGCTTACACAAACTATAACAGGACCCCCTCATGACTAACTTTCCTTTTAAAGAATGGAACGATGAAACACCCATTTGTCACTATTGCAATTATCCGCAAGATGATTGTCAATGCGACAGATTGCAACATGAACACAACGAACGAGAAAAAGAGGCTTATTCATGATAAAAACTCTATTCATGCTCGCACTCGATCTCTGGGCTTTAATGTACGCATTTGGCACTTTCATAATAGTTGCATTTTTGCTGAAGATAGCCTATCAAGAAGGCAAAATATATTTTAAAGAATGGCAGGCAAAAAGGATGCTTTAGACAATGAAAGGAATGAACGATATGGAAATCGCGTGGTACAACAAAGCATTGCTTGATGTTCAGCAGATAATAGGTAAGATGCTCGACGAAAACGCGAATACGCATGACGATATTGACGCTCATGCGACATTGATCAGACTTGACCGCGCAGTTATAAAACTTTATTTACCACATGAGAATAAAAATGACATTACCTGATAACGGATTTCGGAAATCCAATTATTGCCCTTATTGTTTCCATCATGTTGATTGCGCTTTCATTCCTGGCAAACCTGAAATAGTACCCACTAGTGGTTGTCTTAGCGTTTGTATTCGCTGCACTGGCGTTGGTCAATGGAATGATGATTTAAAATTAATTAAATTCGATTGCAGCCAATTGAATGAAGAAGAAGCATTACATATCCATACATTACAAGAATCAATTAAGCATGTAACAAGGTTACAAAATGACGCGAGCTGAAGCAAAACGCCTATTGGATTTAGGCTATATTTATGTGGTGTTCGATATCCGCGATGAGCGCATTGTAGGAAAATACAAAACGATTTCACTTGCGCAGCGCAAAGTTGATAACGGGCGCGGCGTGTTGGATATTCGGCGTTTGATGCATTATCTTTTTCCTGATGAGGTGGCGAATGGCTAAATGCAAACGAAAAGAAAACATAATTGATGCAATACAGTGGCAAGGTGATAACTTCAACGAGATAGTCTATAACTTTCCAGGGATTCTCTGCGGTGAGAAACGGCAATATCTGGATGTGAAAACTCCAGAAGGTGTTATGCGTGCCGATACAGGTGATTGGATTGTGAGAGCGCATTCCAGCATAGTCGGTGAATATTTCGATGTAATCACGGCGTATTATTTCGAAGAAAACTATGAACCAGTCACCGATGAGCAAGTCATTGAAGAAATGCAGAGACTGGAAGATGAGTGAAGGCGCACGAATAGTCTGCCCATGTTGCGGGGCTGTCGTATATTTAAAATGTATTCCAGCAAATATGCCAGCGTTTCCAGACAAGCATGAGGTAGGTGAATGACCGAACCGACTGATGCAGAAATAAATGAAGCATTAACTGATTTTGCAAAGAAGCTGATTGAATCACAAGAGCCGTTAGGTGCTGAGTTTCAGAAAGTGCTGAATGATAATAGATGGGAGTTATATCAAGAATGACCGAACCGACTGAGAAATTGTTGCCGTGCGCTCACTGTGGTGCATCTAATCCACATTTAAGCTGTGATGATATGGGGTGGGGTCAATTTAAGATTAGGCGCGAAGCATGGTGGATTCAGTGCCAAGGCGCACATTGTTATGCGCTCCAGCAAGGGTCAACGAAAGAGAAAGTAATTGCAAGATGGAATCGCCGGACAGAAAAAGAGGTGGGAGAATGAGTGAAGTTACTTACGAGCAAGTAGAAAAAGCTATTAAGTTTTTTGATGAAAATGGTATGACAGCAGCCGAATTAAAGGAAAAGATGCTTGACGATGTGGAATATTGCCGTAAACAAGGCTATTGGATTTCGTTTTTAGAGGGTAAGCCTGCGCCAGGCGAAACAGTTCTCGCATTAAGTTATGATTGCCGGCCAAAGGGTGGAGAGCTGATTGCCATTATGGATGATTGGTCTACTGCTCGGAGTCATCTTGGTCTGAGTCACTGGCGAGCATTAAAACCGCCTGCTTTGCCACATCCGGAAGCTCATCATCCGCAGGGTTAGGCGTTGATAGAACGTAGAGCTTAAACAGGATATAAGCGATTGGCGCTGCAATGAGAAGTAACTTTTTAGAGAAGTATTTGTTCATAAATTTAGTATATCAAAAAAGGAAAGCACAATGAGTAATATTGTTAAGGATGTTGTTGATGCAGCTGCAGCCGTAGATCCCAATTCTGATGCATTACAAGCTGCTGATGCTGCGATCAATACAGCTTTGAATCCTACCCCTGAAAATCTTATCGCCGATCTGGAGCTTGTTTTGAGGCTTATTAAGAAACATAACTTCTCAAATTTGCATGACCAGGCGAAAGCTTTGTTAAAGAGCATTCTTTAATGACGATAGAAGAAAAAATCAAAAAACATCTTTATGCCTATGAAAACTATGGGGATGGTATTCCACCATTTAGAATTACATGCAAAGAGCATAAAGAATTATTTGATTATTTATGGCCATCATTTTTTTTAACAGATTTGAAAAATCAGAAATCAAGGCGAATTGCTGAATATATTGGCGTTCAATTAGAATTAGTTACATCAGTTGAGGATTATTGTTAATGAGAAAACGAATTGATTGGAATTGGGAAAAGCTTGATGAATGTACGCAGCGAGCAAAAGTCATTGGCGGCTGGTTGATATTAAGATTGGGCGCAACAGATATCGAAAGAGGCAAGCCAGGCAAGATCGTATTTCGTGAATCCATGACATTCGTGCCGGACAGGGACCATGAATGGGAAATCATGCCCCCTATTGTTGATGTGAAGGTTGAGCAATCTAACTTAGCCAAAGACTTCGGTTAGCGGCTATACGTTCCATCTGGATTTGGATTACCCATACCCATTGCTTTACGCTCGGCTTCGCGTGCATATTTGTCGCTATCGGGCGTATAAGCATGGTTATAACCTGATTGGTCATGGTCCACAATTTTGCGTTCAATTACGTTCGCAGCCATCACTC